GGTTTGGTGAGATGCTACCCACGGTTTAACATCCTTGATCTTGACATGTCTTCCGCAGTACATGAAATTTGGAAGACTTTTATTAGTACATCGATCTGTACTATTTTTTCGTTTGCACGCAAGACACAGTGGGGGGGTCATTATATTTCAGTGATAATAAGCTATAAATAGATGCGAGAATATTCGTACAAAACGGATCAGTTGTTTTTTTACTTGAATCATGCCACACCACTCAGTTATAAAGTATTTAAGTAGACTTTGATATTCTCATACACACAATGGCAGCACCCGCAGTAGTAAGTGTAACTCGCATTTCAGTAAACGATATTCAATTCGCAGAACCCAAACGTAACAAGCAAGGAGGCGTATCAGTAGCATTCAAGTACAACAATCAAAATGTTCAGTTTCGTTTTCCACAGATGACGTTTCCGGGAGGTTGTCTGGTGAAGGAGAATGAAAATAAGGATGGTAGCACGACACTGTCGTATACAATGTCTGCGTCGCTAACGGGTTGCGATCCGTATGCTCAGGAACAGGCAACTGGAACGGATGACGTTTCTCGTGCCTACAATTTCCTACGAGACTTTCAGGAGCGCGTTATCCAGACGGCAACGGAGAATAGTGCCAAGTGGTTTGGTAAGAAGCGAGGCGAGGAGTCTATTCGAGATTCATTCAATAAGTTCTTGAGTGTCAGCGTGGACAAGACGGATGATGGTTACGTGCCAAATGGCAAGTACCCGCCAAGTTTCCGTTACAAGTTGCCGGTTTACGACGGCAAGGTTTGTATGGAGATTATTGACGAGCACGACGATGACGTTAACGTAAATAACCCGTCTGATCTCCCCGCAGTATTTGGAAAGGGTTGCAGTGCAAAGATGGTTGCACAGGGTTCAATCTATGTAATTGGTCAGAGTTTTGGAGTAACTTGGAAACCGACGTATGTACAGGTTTCGAAGCGTTCCAAGAAGTCTGCTCGTGAAATGTTTGTAGAGGATGAGGATGACAGCGAAATGCCTGCTGCAGTAGAAGGCGGTGCAGCAAAAGCACTGCAGGAGGAGGAGGAGACGGATCAGGCAGTTGACGACGTTCCCCCAACTCCTGTGCCAAGTACATCTTCTGAACCCGTGCGACTCCCGTCAGACAAGGCACCAGTTCGTCGTCGCAAGGTTGCGTAAACTTGGGTGTCGCTCGGAGGAGCATAAATAACACCGTCTGAATCAACAAATAAAGTATAAAAAATATCAAAAGTAGGCAATTTTTTGTCTGTGATGCATCCCTTGTATAAGTTTGTCGACTGACAGTTTATACAAGATTTGTTGGCATGTTTGTATTCAATTATATCGGCAGGTGTTACAATCTCAAGAGATGTATATGGTTTCAGTTTTTCAGGTGTATCGAGTCCACGACGCATACAATCTTCGTATGCTTCTTCGCTCATGATATTCCAAATGGTTCTATCTTGTGGAGTCCAGTCTTCTTGCAAAAGAGTAGAAAACACGTCATCTCGAAACCAATAACATGTATGTTTTTCCTTAATATGTTCTACGAGACCTACGCGGCAGTCGTTTTCGTACAACCAATATACCTGCATTTCACCTGTAGAAAATTGTGGATCTAAATTGCCACGATAGACTTCTCGACCGTCATAATTGTATTCTTCAATATCTGTATCCAAGTCAAACTCGGTTATATCGCGATTGACTGGGTATACATGTTTCGAATTTCGCGACAACATTACAATTAATGTGTATTAAAGACTCAAAAATTATCCGCATATTTACTTGAAAGATACTACGAGTTTTACATCATGCTTTCGCATGGACTTTGTAGCAGAATGTGATAGTTCGTGACGTTTTTTTCGTGTCGCATTTTCGGGATCCGCTGCCTTCTTACCATCCATTCCTACGGGCATTCGTGTTTCCATGTCAGAGTATACAAGATCTCGATGTGACAATAGGTAGTCTAGAATTTCGTCTTCAATAATCCATGCAAAAAAGTTTAACTGTCCAACAGTTGTTGAAATGCCATGAAAATCAATACGAGCACAACGACAGAATGGATCAAACATTTTTTTTGAATATGCCTTCAGGTGAGACTTGTATGCCAAATATACAATCACATGTCTACCAGTCGCGGTTACATAAGAAACGTTATTCCCCTTTGCATAATTTGTCACAAACCAATCTAGAATGCGCAGTGAAATATTTAATTTTCCTGAAAGAATATCCTTGACTTTTTGAATTCTTTCAAGAGTATAGAACTTGTTTAATCTATGTAGTACCCAATCTTCTTGTGTTGAAATCTCTTTTTCCATATTTAATTACAACTATTTAAAAGCGCGTAAGGTCCTTCGTGTCGTATAGTTGACTCTTGTACTTGCCAAGTCCCATTACATTTAATTCGTCAGAGGTGTTAATTTCGTCACACCCATTGTCTTGACACTTTCTTCCTCGATATCCAATAGGTAATTTAATCCCATCAGTCATGGTGTAATAATCCCACTTGTTCTTGTTGTGGGGATTTGGTCTACCAAACAGTGGTAACATTCCTGCGCGGTCTTGACCCTGTAGAAATCCAACCTGTTGATAATTTGAATTTAAAACATATGGATTGTCTCGCTCAGGGGGGTGATACGGGTCTGCGTATACATCAAAGGGATGTTTACGAACGGATGAAAATTTCACTGGACTATCATTTACAATTACCTGTGTAGGGCGATAAACTACTGCAAGGAACAAAAGACCCAACAAGAATATTATAATCATCCAATTTTTTCCCATTATATATTATTAGTCAAAATGGAAAACAGTTGACCCGTGTATAGTAAACACAATGGAACTCTTTCAATTGTCATTAGAATATTCTACACACCTAAATCGCCTGTGCAAACAAATTTGTAGAGAAAACAATTACTCGTACACTAGATACAAGAAGCACGTCTACAAACTTCTTGAGACGGAAGAAGTTGGAAAATTATGGTGTCGACGACGAAAAATCTTTCGAGTTCTTCGAGATTATGGCAAGGCAGATCAGCGTACAGATGGATGGTTGCAAAAACGATCGGAAATGATTACTGCTTCTGAAGTATCAAAGGCATTTCATACAGCAACCCCTGCTGCTCGTTACGAACTCTTGACCTCAAAAGTAACCCCAAAAGACAGGGGGAACGGAGCATCAATAACGGCATGCCTGTGGGGTACACAATTTGAACCGATAGCAAAAAAGATTTATTCAGACATTCAAGGGGGGGCAGAAGTCGTTGACGTGTCGTGTGTACAACATCCCGCCTACAAATTTCTAGGTGCTTCTCCAGACGGAATTGTTCTAACAAAAGATCCACTTGATATTCGTTGGGGACGCCTTGTGGAATTCAAGTGTCCAATTAGTCGTCAATTTACTCAAGAAAGTGCCGTCCCAGACTATTATTATCACCAAATGCAACTACAGATGGAGTGTACCGGAATTGACGAGTGTGACTATGTAGAAGTTCAATTCAAAACCTGTACACAAACACAGTATAAAAATTACAATGAATCTCCGTATAAAGGAATATTTGCTGTTCATGACGATGGAAAAATTACATACAAGGAAGATGAAGAGGACTTTAAAAAGTGGAAGAATTCGCTAGAGGGCGACGAATATCGTATCATATTCTGGACGCTCGGAAATATACGAATTAAAAACATCAAGAGAGACTTTCTTTGGTTGAAAACTCATTTGAAGGACTTGCAGGAGTTTTGGAGCATTGTACAAGAGTGCCGGAAAGACCCCTCTAAAATGGAGCAGTATGTGCCTCAAACTGCCCGACGCGATGCCCCGTCGGAGTCCCTCTTGGTGGACGTTTCGAATCCGGAGCCCGCAGTAAGTTTGTCGTCTGGGAATACGATGATTCTTCGTTTAGACGAGTAACTTGATCGTCAGCGTGGTCTACAAATTCTGGGACACCGAATTTCTCTCTTCCCGAAAAGAGAACGCCAATAATGATTAATACGGCTAGAACTATCCACAAAAGACTGGTGTTTTTCATTATTATAAAACGGATTAAAAGAAATGGCATAATATAGACAACACAAATGAATACAGAAATTCTCATTACCATGCTAAAGTCTCGAGGAGTCAATACAGATGCTCCACAAAACATAGAGAGTGATTTGGGTTCTGTGACAAAATACGATAATGTCCTTGTAATTTCTGGACGTTCTCGTGTGTCAGAAAAGGATATTGGAAATATTGTCAATCTTGTTGCAGAAAACGGAGCATCTACAGGTATTATTGTAGTTCAAGTTCCTCCATCTGAAACAATTGTCAATGCAGTATCAAATGTATCAAACAAGATTCAAATATTTCACAATGCACAATTGACGGTGGACATTACAAGACATAGAAAGGTGCCTGCACATCGAATTCTTTCAAAGGAAGAAATTGAAAAGGTATTTGAGAAGTTTCACATCTCATTGCCTGCCATCACTAAGCGTGTTCAGGACGATAGAATTGTTCTTGATGTAGACCTGCCGTTTTTGCAGCAGTTGGGAATGAGACATAAGGAATACATGCCCCTTCCGTACATTTGGGTTCAAGATGCTCAAGCGCGATGGATTGGTGCAAAACCCGGAGATGTTATTGAAATCATGAGAAAGAGTGAGACGTCTGGGTCAACTCCGTACTATAGATTTTGTGTAGCAAATGTAATATAATGGAAACATTTAACAAGTTGCTTGACGAATACTCTGGAAATTATGTTCAATTTTTGACTACGGGGATTTCTGATTATGAACGTGCATATAAAAATGCACGAGATTTGATTGAAAAAACACTAGACGAAAAAAGACTTCAAGTTGACAAGGAAAAACGAGACATGAAGTACTTTTCAGAGACTTATACGAATGACAATGAACAATTGTCTGGTTTGTTTGATTCTGCATCCGACATGTTCAAGGATGCTCAAAAAATTCAAGATACATTTGAAACTGCAAAACAAAGATATACTGACTTTACAAGTACTCCAGAACCTCCCAAAGTAATAAATGTTTCAAATGGGTATAATCTTCTTTTACGCATAGGCATTATACTTGTTTTGTTGCCGATATTGTTCATTTTTGGATTTTACATGACTACTACAACTGTGTCGTCCCCGTCGATAATACCGACGTTGCCGTCGTTGCCGTCGTCCTAGAAGTAGAGAATGAAGTATATACAAACAGTACAAATACGAGTATCAACAAGACAAGACATGCAATAATGTATCCAAAATAGACCATTCTATCCTGCGTATTTTGAGTTTGTACACTCTGGTTGAGTATTTGTAATTTTACAAGTTCATCCTGGGCATTTTTTAATTCTTCCAATTCCTTCTTGTATTCTTCGAGTCTTTTGCGGAGTTCTGAAATTTTATACTTTCCGTACTCTGTCAATTTTGCCTTGTCTCCTTCCCACATATGAAGAAGTCCTTCTACAATGCGTTGCAGACGCTGATTTTCCTTTTCAAGTGTAGAAATGAAATCTGCGCGCTTGTCGGGGGGCGATTCAAGTCCCAATCGTACCAGTCGAACATAACCTTCACTAACTATTTTATACTGCTGCATTGCCGATGCTAGTTGTGCAGAATTTGTTTCTTGATATACCTCGCTATCCATTATATTATTTCTACTATATAATGTCGTCTGTTATTTCGTCCATTCTCGTTGGAACGGCAAACGGATGTTCTTGTGTAGGATACCAAGCACCTAATAAAAAACAGGTTACCATGAACTCATCAGACATTACACATATTCGCAAATTGCAGGTACTGGGCGTGACAACCTCCACGTCGTCCCTTCAGGTTCAAGATCATCCTAAAATTGATTATAGACAACTTTCCGACATTCGTCTGGGAAATAGACTTGTCGTACCTACCTCAAAATTTGTCGGACAGAATTTCCAGTAAGTAATATAAGAGATGACGGAATATCGTCAGAAGTCTGATTCTTTATTTAACTATGTAAAGAATCAACTTTTACAGTTTGGAAATTGGATCAATGTGCCCGGACAATTGCAAAGGGTATCTTCTTCTACAGGGGGGTATGTTTGGGGGGTAAACGTGCATAACCATGTCTGGAGATGTCGCGAACCGTGTGACGACGCCGAGTGGAAACAAGTTCCTACGCCATCAGGTATTGTAGGAAATATAATAGATATTGCAACAGATTCACAGTATGCGTATATTTTGTACGATGCTGATGAAAAGGTAGAAGTAAATCGAGACATAAGCAAGAATGACCTTGTTACGGTACAAAGTGAAAACTATTACTTTGGAAGAAATGGACTGCAGTCAAGTCCTTTGAAACTACGTGTTGCATATTTGTCTGGAAACCAAATAGGATTCAAAACAGAGGATGGGTTTTGGATTACCGCATTTCCAGAAGGATTGTTTCAAGCAATATATCCTAATGAAAATCCTGGCACTTGGGAATTATTTGGATGGTCTCCTGGACCATCGACTGCCATGACTTCGGCACATGGAAATATTAAAATAACTGGTCAGGGAACATTTGGTTATGGAGAACCGCCAAGTCTTTTTTCAATCCGAAAGGACGTTCAAACAGAAACAAGACGAAAAAGAAAATTTGCACGAATTTCAATCGACGGATTTGGAAACTGGGAAAGTTATGACGCACAGGGAGATGGTACTACTTTAGGTATTTCTGATTCTTTCCTATTTGTTGGAAAAAAGGGTTGTGCGAAACCGTGTACAACTGGAAATTGGGTAGATGTTCCGCAACCTCCAGGAGAGGGACTAGATCAGGGAACCTTTTCTGCGAGTCCTGGAAATGTATATAATATCAAATTTACAAACGGAACATATCGCACGTACAGGGGCACTGGAACAGGTCAGGGTAGTTGGGTAGAAGTTCCTGCGTTACAAAATAAGATTCCACTTGCAACATCTATTGATAATAAAGCAATTTATGCTACTCCGACGGATCCTTCGACGTATGGAAATCTTGAACGATGTTCGTATCCATATGATTCTGCATCACAGTGTAAAAACATTAGCACAAGTGGAAGAAAGATCCAGTCTGTCACTGTAAATCCCGCAACAAGTCGCGTATGGATTACAACTAAAGAATCTGCTAGCAACGGCAATATATTTCAACGTCTAGATGATGAAGATCCCTCTGCAATTATAAGCGATGTTGAAACCAGAGAGCAAGGATTGCAACGAGACGTCAATTCTCTCGGAGGCGAAATTCGAATTACACAAGCAGAAGTAACATCTGGTAAACTTCGTAAAGAGGCATCCGACGTTATTCGTGAAGCAACCAATCTAACAGGAAATATATCGGGCGTATATGAAGAATCCGATAAATTAAAAAGCGAAATTACTCAAGCAAAGAAACAGACTGCTGGATACAAGAATAAAATGTTACCTCTACAGATTTTGACATTTACATTGGCAGTTGTATTATTAATTTACCTTGTTGCCGGTTTTGTGCTACCTTCTACGGTAACATCTATTGTTGCAGTCTTGGCCCTTGCCGGTGGGTTAGCAGCAGCAATATACTTTGCTGTTGTCTCTAAATAATGACGGAAGCAGAAGTAGCAAAAGCATTCAAATATTATCAAGATGCTGCTCGTAACCGAGATGCAGAACCTGAAATATTTGAGGGTGCTCGTATTCGATATTATACATTAAAAAATGGAGACGCTTGGTTACAACAGGAGAAGAAGAGACTTCAAACTGAGAAATTACAACCCGTTCTTCAAGAATACAGAAATCAATATCAGTCGCTTGAAAATGAGACACAAAAACTCAAGGGATATACAGATTCGATTTCAAATATACGTGACAAGCAGTCAAAAATAAAGGACAATCTTTCTGGCAATTTGCAATTCTTCAAAAACTACTTGGAGGACAAGAAGACGAATGCTTTGAATTACGACAGGTATGTTGAAATGACCACGCCCGGATTTGTTGAATACAGTCAGGGAGTCAATGCAAATCCAATTGTATCGTATTTTGCAGGGTTTCCTTCATCATTTAGCATTATTTTAGACGTCTTTATAGGATTTATGGTATTATTACTGCTTGTTCTAGTCATACGAAAAGTAAGACCCGCCGTACTAGCAACTCTGATTCCTTCACAAATAATACCTTCTACATGAATAATGAAAAACATTCTCCTGTATCCAACATCCAATTCATTAATCAATACATTTCTTCGGTCGATTGTTTTGATTCTTGTAATGATTTTTGGATTCAAAACTACATTTTATTCTGCATACTGGGGGGCAGTTATTCATGATGCGATATCATTGACGATTATACATTATTTAGGTGTTTTTTAACAAACTTACATATGGAACATTTTTTTTGGAAAGAACTACCTGTTATAGATGGAAAATTCACAATTCGTCAATTGTTGTCAACATACTTGATTGAAAAAATACAGGGTGTTTTTAATTTAGATTCTGAAATTATAGCATTTACAAATGTACCATGTACAAAAATATTTATTCTAAAATTTCAAAAAGATGAAGAAATATTTGTTGTACAAGATTATTACTATATAGAAGAAATGTTTAACAATGGAAAAAACTTTAATTTTACTTCTCATTCTATTGAATATACTGAATGGCATGATGGACAACGATATTCCAATGTAGAGAGTTATACCAGAGATAAATTATTAGAATTAAATATGGTTCCTAGAGAACTTATAGAAGGTCTTCGTATGCGAAGAGACGACGGTAAAATTGTAATTTATACTGGCGAAACCGTTAAAACGGATTCGTAAGAAGACAGAAAAAAAAGTAGTCCCGACCTTAAAAAGTAGAACACGAGTCTAAATGGATCCGTTTATGAAGTTACTGATTGATAAAGCATTGGAGATTGAGAGGTCTAATGAAGTGATTCAGACTGCTCTGGATGAAATTTACGAAAAACTTACCGTTCGTCCAATTCAAAGACGGTTTCGGCAATGGTTTTCTTCTTTGCACTACGAAGATGATATACGAATCTACAACGGTCTGCGATGCTATCGGAAATATTGTGAATGTTGTTATCAATAATAACAGGGATGAATAGATGATAAAAACTACATAAAATACTAAAAAAAAGTTTTAAATTGGATTTGACAGCATGCGTGTTTGATATTTGAATCCTGGTATGGCAACTTGAATAAGAAAGATTTCAATGTAAACTAATTTTACTTTTTAATTTTGATTTGGTCAAGATAACATTCCCTGCACAATGGTTCATACTTGTCTGCCCCACCAATAAGAACCTGATCCCTGTCTTGGACTTTTCGATGAGAGAATATGGCAGGTGTTCCGTCAGAACACCGACAACATAGTGCAGTTAACTTTGTAACCTTGTCTGCAAAGGGGATGCATTGCAGGATTGTACCAAAAGGTTTGCGATTGTAATCGCCGTCTAGACCAACTACGATTACAATCTTTTTGAAATTGTCAACCATAGATCGTACAAAGGGCACCAAATCGTCAAAGAACTGTGCTTCTTCAATAATGATAACCTTTGCCTCTGTCACTTCAAAATCGAGTTCCATAAGAGGGTTGATTGATAAGACACATTCGAACCGAACTCCATCGTGACTTACGACTTCTGGTAGCAGGGAATAACGTTTGTCATTTGTTGGTTTAATTACAACAACGGAAACACCAATACTACTATATCGTTTTACAATAGAATATACATACGACGTCTTTCCAGAAAACATGGGACCAATAACAATTTCAAGACTCATTTTGCGTATATGGATAACAGCAGTATATTATTGTTAATCCGTTTTATAATGAATAGCGCATCGGAAATTGTGCGAATTTGGAAAGAGATCAATGATGATAGTATTCCACTCGACCTACGAAATTTGAATCTTCAAACACATCCTACAATACCTGACAATGTTCGAGTTTTGTTTCTAAACGGAAATGAATTAACAGGGTTGTTTCTTCCTGATTCAATTGAAATTCTTGATGTGTCTATGAATAAAATTCGATTCATTCATCACCTTCCAAAAAATCTAGTAGAATTTTATGCCGAGAATAACTACATTAGTGAAATAGTATACTTTCCCAACAACTTGGAACATATGCGTCTATGTTCAAATAAATTAAAAAGAATTCCAGATCTTCCAAACAGTCTACGATCCCTGTATGTTTCAAATAATCTCTTGAAACAGGTTCCTTCGTTTCCGAAATCTCTGGCGATACTTGATATTTCGTATAACAAGATAAAAGATCTTCCTGTTTTTCCTCCAAACTTGAAATATACATATCTCACAGGTAACTTACTTTCATACATTCCATCAGACCTGCCCCGGTCACTGCGAGGAGGAACATTTTCGTATAGAAATGCACTTCCCGAATTCATGTGTCAAGATTCTAATTTTCCGCATATTCGTGGAAGGGAAATAGAGTTGTATCGTTTGAAACTGAAAAAGGCAGAAATGATGCGTTGTAAACAAAAATGCGATCTCATACGAGAAGAAATCATGAAGATAACATGGGATCCTGAAACACCACGAGGTAAATACAATGTTCTAAATTTGTTAGACGACTAAACGAGGACTAATGTGCATTGCTTCAAGTTCCTGCAACCACAATTTTACTGCATACGGAATTGTCTTGTATTCCAATTGTGTTTTGCTGCCGCAATTTCTGCACTCAAACATCTTATCCTTTTCATTCATGACTGCAAGACTTCCACACTTGTTACATGTTCCTGTAGTGAATGGATCTGACACATCCATGAGGCGTTCCTTGGCAAATGACGAAATGCCGTGTGCAATAAAGACATCTCGTTCCATCTCTCCTACGCGCAACCCCCCGTCTCGTGAACGACCTTCGCAGGGTTGACGAGTCAGAGAGACAATTGGACCCTTTGAACGCGAATGTGCCTTGTCAATTACCATGTGCTTTAGTCTCTGATAATGTGTGGTTCCAATAAAGATTTCCACTTCCATCATTTCGCCCGTCATTCCATTGTACATGATTTCATTGCCATATGGATGAAGACCAAGATTTACCATGTGCTCTCGTAATTCAGGGAGTCCGAGATGTGTATACGGCGTTCCATCGCCAAGAGTTCCAAGTCGTGTTCCAATGCGTCCATACATTGTCTCCAACAATTGTGCAATTGTCATGCGAGATGGAATTGCATGTGGATTCATGATAATGTCGGGACGCAAACCAGATGCGGTAAATGGCATGTCGCATTCGTCGAGAATCATACCACATGTTCCCTTCTGACCCGAACGTGACGCAAACTTGTCTCCAATCTGCGGAATACGCTCAGATACAACTCGCACTTTAACAAACGGGTATCCGTCCGAATTCTTGTCCTTCCAAATGCCGTCAATACGAGCAGGTTCTGAATTCTTGTGTGTTGTGGACAAATCACGATACAAATAACCGTGCGGATCGCTCTTGACATTTACAATCTTTCCAATGAGAACATCATTTTCGTGAACGACTGCATTTTTCATGGGAATTCCCGATTCCTGAATAGCAGAATAAGAACTATTCTTATAACCTCGAGTAGTCTCCTGCTTTGGACGAGAAAAGCGCTCTTCGCGACCAGATGCAACGTTGCGATGCTCTTCATCTTTATACAGGGTATAATAGAGTCCTCGCATAAATCCACGATGAAGACTACCTCGGTTGAGAATTACAGAATCCTCTTGGTTGTACCCCGAATAACATGCAATTGCCACAATGGCATTGCAACCAGATGGCATTTCATGCATTTTCAAAATATCCATAATTTGCGTCTCAACAATTGGACGTTCGGGAGAACATAGCAGGTAGGCATTCTTGTCCAGACGTTTTGTAAAATTGGAAACATACATGGACATGGATTGTTTTGCCATGGCAGATTGATATGCATTGCGAGGAGATTGATTGTGATTTGAAAGAGGAATCATGGATGCCATGTGACCAAGAATCATGTGTGGATGAATTTCACAGTGTGTATGGTGCTTTCCAATTTCGGTTGGAAACATGGCAATTTGTACAACTTCGGATTCATTGGCATCAATGTATTCAATACAGGTCTTGACCCAATCGTCCCAATTGTCTGACTTTGGAAAATCCAGTATCTTGCCATCCTTGACCCGAAATACTGGACGAACCAAGCGACCTGCATCCGTCTCAATTAGAATTTGATTTTCCATAATGTTCCAGGCAATGGAAGTATGCGGATGAAGCGAACCACTGTACTTGGCATTTTTTAGTTTTGTTTGGACGGTAAGGGGGTCATCCGTGTATCCAATTACGGCACCATTTACAAGAATGACTACATTTCCTGTTGTCCAAATATCTGACAACCATGTAATTTCTGGAATTTCATATAGAATTTTCAAGATTGCCAAGGACGGAACGTGCCCTGAAATTGTTGCCAAAAGAGTCATTGTCTTTACAATACCAACCGAGTGACCTTCTGGCGTTTCTACAGGACATACAAACCCCCACGATGTTCCGTGAAGTTTTCGAGGTGCTAAGATCTTGCCAGATTTTTCAACAGGTGTTTGAATACGACGAATGTGTGAAAGCGTTGCATTGTACGACATGCGATTCAATACCTGTGAAACCCCCGATTTTGTAGCATTGGAAAGCGAAGTAGAGTTTGAAGTGCCTAGACCCTGAACAGTAAAGTTTCCAGTTGCCAGTGCTTGTTTGAGTTTGCCTTCGATAGAAGACACCTTGATAATCTTGTAAAGATTGGAAACTGCCAACACATCAAGCGGTTTGTTACTCTTCTTCCAATTGTCATTATTGATTTCGTGAACAAACTTGCTCCGAATATCTTTACACACCTTTTGAAACAATTGACGAAACAAGTGTGTCAAGAGAGCACCCGTAGTAACAACTCTCTTGTTTGGATAAGAATCGCGATCATCCTGCGGTCGTTTTCCATAATAAACATTCATGAGACGCTCAAGCATGGACACCATAGTTTTTACTTTCCGAACATTATGAATGCTCTTCTTCTTTTCACCCGCCAAATCAACATGTGGTAGAAATTCCGTCGTCAAGAGTTCTCGCACGTGAAAACGTTTATCCTCTGTATTTGGGGGATACTGCAAGTAGTGAGTTAAATACTCGACTGCATCTTCTTCTGTAAAGATGTTCAAATCTGCACATTCTTTAAAAGATGCTGCCAAGAAATCACTTGACTCTGGCAGCAAATTATATACTTCCTTGTCCTTGAGTATTCCCATACAACGAAAGAAGACCATTAGTGGCAGGTCTTCGCGAAAACGTGGCAAACAGACTACAATTGGGTATCCAAGACCATTGAACTTCGAAGAGATGCGCATTTCAAACTTTTTGGGGGGCAGGGTGAAACTTTCGTGTAGACTCTTCATTTCTACAGAATGACTGTACTTTGTAGTCGTCTTTTTTGTTAGGAAAGTCATGATTCGATTGTCTGCAATCTTTTCCTGTGACAAGATCGTTCTTTCGCTTCCGTGAATAATGAAGTAACCGAGAGGATCGTGTGGACACTCTCCAAGTTCCTCCATAGACATTGGAAAGTCCTTCAAGACACACAATGAAGAACCCAGCATCACTGGAATTCTACCAAGAGATATGCCTTCAAACTTTTTTGTTTCTTCATTAAACTTTGATAGATTTTCTCCGTAATACGATCGTACTGTTAATATAATGTCTGCAAACATCTGAGACGCATATGTAAAATTACGAATGCGTGCTTCGTAAGGAAGCATTGTCTTTAGACGTCCCGTTGCTTCTTGGATGCGGGGTTTTATATAACTAACATTATCAAATGATAGGCGAAATTCGTACTTGTATTTCTTTGTTGCGTCATCCTGTTCATGCCACACCACAATCGGCGGGGTTGAACGAAGAATCAATGGAATCTTGTTGTAAAGAAAGTCTTCAAACGGTTCAATTTGCGCCTCGGAAAAACGAGAAATGCCGTGCTTGAAATACGATCGCACTGCTTCCATCCTGTTCTTATAACGAGCATCTTGTCTGTAAGTTTTATTCCGTTTTGATTAAATAATAGTATGTCAATGGCACCGCCGCCAGGTACCCAAATAACCATTATTAAGGAAGAAGACCCCGCATTTGCAGGAAGGGACCCGAGCATGGACAAGTATACGATTACGAATCCTGTACCGCCGTATAATCCCAATCTATCCGTCGGAAATCCAAAGACGGGAGGAAAAAGAAGACGTCAAACTAGAACATTTCCAAAGGGCATTCTTCGCAAGACGGCAAGAATAGTACCTACACACAATCCATCCAAAGCGCCACCCACAAGGAAATCGGTAAAAATAATGACTATTCGCGGTATTGAAAAGGCGCGTAAAACTGCAAAGCAGCACGCCATGAAGGCAGACATTGGAACAATACGGAAAAAGTTGATTGAAAAGAAGATTATATCTCCAGACAAGAAGAATGTACCCGTCTCTGTTTTACGATCACTATATGCCGATTCTGTAGGTGCAGGACTTCTATCGTGATAATTTCCTCATCATTTTTTAATGACAAAATACTGGGGTCCACTCGGTTGGATGACTCTACATTCTATTTCTGCATGTTATCCAGACAATCCAAATGTATATGAACGAGAACTTGTATCACAATGGTTTTCCTTCTTCAAAGATACATTGGTGTGTCCGTCGTGTCAACAACACTTTGAAGAAATGTTTTCGGGATACGTAAAGCGAAATCCAAACTGGAATGCGTCTCGTAAAAATTTACTAGAGTTTGTCTTTCGTGCGCACAATACGGTAAATACCAGAATACATAAGAAGATTTATTCTTTTACAGAGGGCATTGCTGAATTAAAAAGAATACTTCCAGAAAACACTGCCGTCTCAAAAAGGAGAGAATATCTTGTGTACATTCGAGCAGATTGGATGAGAAACATGACGTTACAAGCCATTTCAAATGCTCCAAAATTAAAGGAACTTTACAATATCGAAGACAGTTACTGGTCTACAAGGACATTTGTCTGGGATGACCTGCTACAATTTTCGGACATTAATACGTCTCCAATTTTACACAGTTTAAGCGTATTAAATAGTACACCGAATATTCCAAAAATTGTCGCACCAACCAAACCTTTTTCCATTATCAAGAATGGAAAATTTGGACGCTTGTCAAGTCTTCGGTAGGTAGACTAATTCGTGGTTCTGTTTCCCACTTGTACTTTCGCATCCATGGGTGTCTTGTATCGGTTTCTTCATCGTATAATTCATCAGGAAATACGCACAATTTTTTTGCTTGGTGAATTGATTTCCTAGGCAATATAAACTGCAAGTGTTTGGTCAATGTCCAGGGAGAACTTGAAGACCAAGCAATTTTTGGTTCTGAATATTTTACAATTTGCGACACCAGAGGTGCTTCTGGATAACTATAATAAAAACTCCAATCAGGTGCCTTGTTTTCAGTAAAATATCTATACGTCCAATGGACTATTTTCCAATAACATTCTACTACCTTTTGGTCATTTTGTATCCCATCTTGAATGTGTAAATTATACCTGCGTTCCAACCAGGACCCGTCGGGAACAACTACTGCAAGTTCAGGTATATGAGCGCGCTTGGGAACATGCTCAAGATAATACGGCAATTCTTGTAGAGCAGCAGTCTCAAAAAAACGTCTTCGACCTTCCGCAGTCAATACATCTGGATTACCTGCTTGTGAATACAATTGTAGCATTCGGTCATAACCTCCTTCTCGGAGAGAAAAAAGTCCAATATTGGGAACAAAATCATTTCCTAGACACATGATGGATAACATGATATATTGCCGAATAGGAATACCCACTTCAAGATTGCTGACATTCAATACTGAAAATCCCGGAGTTTCGTCATTTAGGTTAAATGTTTGATTTTCGCGAAGCAACCAAAAAGAACGAGGAAGCGCCAAATCACACTGCGCCAAGGATAATAAAATTAAATCAGCATCGAGACCATAGATACAGATACTTCTACGTTGTTCCTTTTCAAGAGTTCGCAACCATTCAAAAATCTTGTGTTCTCCCTCTCCCGGTTCCGTGGTATCGGATAGAATGACATTTGGAAATTTTGACTGTATGGCACTCTTCAAATCCTTCATATACGGCGTTCCAGGAGAAATTTGATGCCTATCAAAATCAGGATCAGCGTCTCCTTTTTTAAATCTACGATATCTCTGCTGTACAATTTTTGCAGACGGAACTGTTCCATCCATTGCAATGTACATGTACTTTCGAGGACTACATGTTTCGCAGAGTATAGTATCCAATGCCTCCATGACAGAATTCACTGGATTCTTATTGTCAATGTAATTATGAATCAAACAATTAAAATCAATAGCAAGAACATCGGGTTCAAGTTTTACACGAACTCGAGAAACAACTCCCCTATGGCGTTTAATTAGTGAAACAAAGTAAAATGGAATTCCCATGCTGTATATGTACAAGTCACATACCTGTAAAATGTCTTCTTATCAAGAAATGTATTGTAAAGCATATACGCCCGAGGAACTTTTGGAATTTATCAAGAAATGTAGTCGCGATGTTGAAGCAATATATAGGCGTCTTGGAATACACAAGAACACGCCAATTGATCCCGACAATACTCATGATGAACGTGCAATTTGCATCATCAATTCGTGGAAGTCAAAGGCAGTTGAAAAATTAATTGATATTAT